ATCATATTTTCATCTTACCTACATTAAAATATATGGTGATGACGTATATGGTGGAGTTCACGATGATGTATCCGAACATTTTAATTGCAAAGTATATTCCAAATTTTGTAAAGAAATTTATGGAATGGACTTTACTACTCCAGATAAAAGTGGGACTCATGACAGTCTTTTTCTTGATGAAGAGGATTGTAGTTTTCTAAAACGTAAATTTCGTTGGCATGCACCATTGAAGAGATATGTAGCAGCACTTGAAAAAGAAAGCTTAGTTAAAGCACTAATGTTTAATCTCAAAAGTACCTCTGTATCCTTAGACGTTCAAACTGTTGAAACTATGATTAGTGTTGCTAGAGAAATGTTTTTCCACATAGACACAGAGCAAGAATATGACATTATTAGAAATAAATTTGTCGAAGTTGCTATGAAGTTTAATTTTGGTAGACAAATTCTTGATGAAAGTTTTCCCACGTTTCATAAGTTGTTAAACGACTTGAGTGCTAGCGGACAATCATTTGAATCTGATGATTTTTCTTTAGATTCTAATTCTTCTCTCGACACAGTTGAGTGGTTTATATCTTTGTTTTATTTTACACCTGAAAGGAATTATAGTTTTATCAATTATTTTGAATCTTTCTGCAAGTTAGATTGTGAAATGTATCTTTCAGAAGATTCTGATTCTAGGTGCATATACTTTAAGGATATGTATAGTGATGACGATGCTCATTTTATTCTTAAGAATGACGAATACATTCCCGCTTTTGATTTTGTGTGGAATGTATGTGACAATTATGATGGAGGAACTGACTTATTGTCAGTCAAGACAATATTTTTCAACAATTATGTCAATTCCTCAGGAGATGATTTCAAAAGCGATACTGATATTGTTTTCGGACAAAGTCGCGAAATTATAGAATTTTGCGAAAAGGTTAAAGTTTATAGACCTCCTCCGTATCTTCAAAGATTTTATATTTCTGAAGACTACGTACATCATGAGACGATCTGTAGATTTATGCTAGGATGGAGTGTTAGCTCTTTTATCATTAATGAAAATCCTATCATAAAATTTTTCTATGTGACTATGTGTTGTCATTGTTTCAATTACCCATTCGTAAGAAATCTTGTACAGATTCAATTTAATACGTTAAAGGAAGTTTTTGAAACTGCAATAGATGCATTTGTGAAAATTGATGGTGGCGAGTGGGCTGTTCCTTTATTTGTATATATATGTGATATACTTTATATTATATTTTATTGTCATTTCTTTTTTCCTTTTTATATGAATTGCCTTTCTGGAATACAATTCATTTAACTTATAGCTATTTTAAAGTTTTTTCCGCTTTGAAGAAAAAGACTATCATTCATGAATTTACTGCTTCTACAATATATTTATAGAATCTCAATATTATTGAAGTTCAGGTAATGAATGGCAAATGGTGGGGTATTTACTCTTACTATCATAATATCAGGAGCCATGGGAAGATGATTCCCGAAAGACCAGATTTATGGATTCTTAGGTTGACATGATTAACTCATCTGTCATCCGAAAATACCGAGTTGCTAAAACACAAATTTTATACAAATATACTGAAGAGTATAAAAATACTAATTATCGTTTGGAATTTAAACCAAAGGATATTATAACAGATAAGGAGTATCTAGATAACTGTGATCTGGTGGAACTACGCATTTATGCCAATAAGTCACAGAAGGTCTTTTGTACTTCTAATGATCTGAAGAATAGAAACACTTTTAACAATTATAAATATTGTATGGGTTTGATTGCTGCTATGTACTCTGACGAAATGTTTGGAGTTATTGCTCGTGGTCAAGCGAGTGAAACTATTCAAAATGTTACTGCTCAAGAAGAAGTTGATGACGTAGTCGCTCCTTCATCTTTTGGCAATTTTCATAAGTCGCCTGAATATAATTTACCCCTTAGTGAGTATTTTAAACGTCCAGTTCTGATTTTTGAAACAACAGTACCAGTTTTAACTAGGGATTTTGCTAATCGCAAATTTGATCCCTGGGATAAATGGTCAAAAAATAGAGACGTTAGGTCCAAATTAAAGAATTATTTTCTTTTTAGAGGATCTATGAGATTGAAATTTGTTTTCAATTCTACTAGATACCATTATGGTACATTATTGATTTCCAATCAACCATTTCCAGGAAATAATCCTAACCTTCTTTCTATTGAGAATATTAAACTCAATGGGACAGATGACTTTGGGGATGCAGTAGGTTTTAATGCCTACTTGTCTCAATCTCCTGAAGTTGCTTATTGTAAAATTGGTATCGATAATAACGTCGAAATGTCTATTCCTTTCCTTAGTCCTAAACCCTATTGGGAGATTACAGGAGGAATTGCTGCAGTTATTCCAGATAACACTTCTTTCAGG